TCAAAAGCAGAATGTAGTTACATCGAAGCAAGAGAACAATTCAATCGCAAGGTGTTAGAATCCACAGATTATTATAACGGACAGATTTCTGTTCGTGTCCATGGCTCCCACATAAAAAACAAACTCTGACTCCGTGTCAACGCATCAACAGTAAACAAGCCAGCGTTAGCCAATATCGAACGCCCGTATACCTGGATCTAGGATCGCAGGGATGGAAGACTCTTCGCTGTAAAGAGCACTCAATCACTATCCTTGACCGGACGAAGATCGCAAATGCCGCGGTTTGATTGTTTGAAAATAATTTTATAAGGCTGAAATGAGGGAAGAAATATCCCAGGTTTATTTGTATGTTAGCGTATACATTGTAAACTGCCGTTGTTATAAGAACTGAGCTCGAGGTACCGGACAACCGCCTCTGTAACTGCTCTAACGCTGGTGACTGTGCTACTCGGATGAAGCATTTTTCAATTTTGCCCGCGCAAGGGCAAAGTGTGACTGAACAATCTGGATGAAACTTATATCGCTTCGCTCTTAAGAGCTACAATTGATCACTGAGTGGTAACGAAAGTGATGGATGTGCGCAGCACATCTTAGAAGTATGGCAATCCTGTTTCGTTGGTAGTTTTGATGTTTTCTTCTATAATCTTAAAGATTATTTCTCTATCTTGATAACTTAATTGATATGCTTCGTCTAGAGTAACACCACCACGCATACCCCAACATAATTTATAAATCGATTTCTTTAAGGCTTTTGAATCTTTGTCGAAGTCGTCTAGCATGCGAGTTATCGACTCATTGTCCAGACTCAAAAGCCTTAGGCGAAAAAACTTGACTGTTCAAATACCAATGGAGTAGTATATGCCTTGCCACATTCATCTTGATCACAGTTCACATCGACTTTTTTAAGTGGACTTTGATTGCCTATTTCTTCGATTCGATTTTTAACAGCATCCCACACGCTTTTATTACAATTCTGAAAGAATTCGTCGATCTGGGCTCGATCTTCTACCACTATGCCATCGTCGGTTTTAATGGCTGCAATACTTTTGGTAATTTGCTCTATGGTCAAATCCAACAACTTTTTGAATAATTGATTAAATTTTACAATTTTCTCTTCTTCACTCATGGTTTCATCTGATACCACTGCTAATATTCTTTGTTGTTCAAAGTTTTCAATGCTGGCTCTGTTAAATTCTTTGTAGTTCTGCGGTTTTAAAAACAGTTCTAGATCGTCTACTAGAACCGAAGTGTTGAAATCTGGACATTGAATTTGTACACTCAATACACCCAAATCTATGGAATGTTCATTTTTGGTATTGCAGTGGGGACAAACACTGACAAAATCCATTTTACTGCCGTAAGTTGCTTGTCGTATGGCAATTAAAACTGCATCTAAGTCAGCCGCAGGCATGGCCCATGCATTTTTAATATTGGGCACACAGCTTTGTATCACATCCACTGTGCTTTGACCGTTGAGCAGTGCGTCGGGAGTTTGCAAAGTAAGCTCATCTTTGGCTGTCATTGCATAAACAGGCAATTCTTTGGTAGCAGGCATGTTCAGTGAGCCTTCTGGCCACCATTGACCGCCTGTGGGCAGCTTGATATGAATTTGTGGCTGACGAAAATGTTTGGCCAAGGGGTTTGATGAATTCATCATGATTGATTCCAATAAATATAATAATACTTATCTGGTAAAAAACACTGTTTTAAAATATGGCTGATCCAACACAACAATTGCAGCAAATGCTGAACAACGCTGAATCCAGTTTTGGCGGTTTGAATTCTGCTGGTCAACAACTGGCCTCTGCGCTACTTCAAGCAGCCAAAGCAGGTAATACCCAAACAAATGCCGCAACTGCAACTTCGCAGTCATTGGCTCAGCTGACAGCAAGAAGTCAATCTGTTGATGCTGGTTTCAAGAACATTGGCGGAGCATTTGTTGGATTGATAAATCAGGCAACCAATCTAACCGCGGGCATATATGGCGCTGACAAAGCATTTACATCAGTCATACCTACTGTGGATACGGTAGCTTCCGTTTTGAGCAAAGTTATAACTGGCATAGGTCAACTGACTAGTGGTGTTACTGTGTTGGGATTTAGTTTAGGTAATGCTAGTGCAGGCCTTGCCAATTTTGCCAATACTGGTCTAGAGGTCGTAACAAATATTTTAAAGTTTCAACTTGAAACATCACAAAAAGTAGCTGATGGATTTATTGCATCAGTCAAAGCTGGTGCAATGTTCGGCGGCAGTATTACTCGCCTGGGTCAATCAGCTGCATCTTTGTTCGTGCCAATACAGACTTTGGTCAGAGTAATAACTGCTAATGCTGAAAGTTTATCAAAACTGGGTCTGGGACAAGAAAGAGCCGGACTGCTGGTTGCTGGCATGACCAAGCAAGTATTCAACAGCAGTGAATCATTGAGAGTGATGTATGGCGGATTTGACGAATTGGCTGTAGGAGTGGCAGAATATTTAGAATTGCAATCGCAGTTGGGTATTAATGTAAAGAACGATGACAGAATTACAAAAGATGCTGCAATAGAATATTTGTTCAGACAACGGGAGTTGTCAGCTATCACTGGTAAAAATACAGATTTGCTGAAGAAAGAAGAGCAAGCCAGACGAACTCAGCTGGACTATACTTTAAAGTTAGGCAGATTGGGCGAAGTTGCCAAAGCCAATGTGTCAGAAGGCATGGCATTATCGGGAAAATTGTTTGGAGATTTAGGCTCAAAATATGCTCAAGAGTATTTTGCCACAGGAGGTAAGGTAATTTCTAAAGAAATGCTATCCTTTGCATACACTAACGAAGCAGCAGCCCGTGCAATAGAACAACTGATGTCTAATGTAGATCAGAGTGCAGCAACTTTTCGATCGGGCAATGCAGCATATTTACAAGCAAATGCGCCAGCGCTGGAAGCATATGCTAGAAGTCTTGAAAGTTTTGCTGAATTGAATAGGGCTGCAAATAACCCAATTCTTAGGGCACAAACAGAAACAGGTTCCGCCATATTAGAAAATTTGACACTGTTGAAGGATCTGACTGGCCAATATGCAATATTTGAAGCAGAAAGAAATAGAAGACAAAAGGAAGCATTGGATCCAGCCACCAAAGCATTTGCAGATGCACAAAAGGAATTGTTAATTAATCAAACAGAAATAGACAAAACGGTGTTGAAAAATATGGAAAGTATTGGCGCAACTCTCAAATTATTTAATGACATACAACGCGGATTTATTTCATTGCAAGCCGAGGCCAATGATACTCTTAATAAAATTATAAAAAGTGGATTCTCAAGCTCAAAATATGTTGAAGAATTGGTTAATAAAATATTGGACATTATTAAAAACCCGCCGGCCAGACCGCCCGGTACCCCGGCCGGATCGACCGGTACCCCGGCCGGATCGACCGGTGCCGGATCGACCGGCACTCCAACCGGACCAAACAATCCACCTCCACCACCACCACCATCACAACCTAACACATCCGGTTCTGATTCGCAATCTGATCCGACCCCTGCAGAACAAAGAATTGCTGACTTAGAAAGAGAAATTGAACGACTTAACAGAGAAATGGCAGCGAGAACCAGTACACCACCAAACAACGGAGATGCTGACCGAAGGATGGCCGACATACTGAGAGAATTACAAGAGCACACGAATTTACTACAGAGAATAAGAGATGGTCAGGCCTAATCAGGTAAATATCTAACTACAGAGAACACCAATGAGCTGGAAAAAATATTTTCGAACCACAAATGTTGCAGGCGCACTAAGCCCAATCAACGGCGGCCAGTCACCGCAGTTTGGTTATAAAAACTATCAAAGCAATCTGCCAGAAGTTTATATTGGTCATCCAAATCGTATTGAACGATACAATCAATATGAGCAAATGGACATGGACAGTGAAGTCAATGCGGCCCTGGACATTTTGGCTGAATTTAGTACACAGGCCAACGACGACAATGGCACCAGCTTTGAATTTCATTGGAAAGAAAAGCCCACTGACAACGAAGTTAAAATTATTCGTGAGCAGTTGACACAATGGGTCAGCTTGAATGATTTGAACAAGCGTGTTTTCAAGATGTTCCGTAATACTATCAAGTACGGAGATCAATGTTTTATCCGTGACCCAGAAACATTCAAGTTGAGCTGGGTTGAAATGAGCAAAGTGGTCAAGGTCATTGTCAACGAGTCTGACGGCAAAAAGCCGGAACAGTATGTGGTCAAAGATTTGGCACCTAACTTTGAAAATTTAACTGCAACTCAAGTTAATACAACTGACATCAGTGTTAACCATCCACAAGTAGGCGGCACCAGCGGCGGGTATACACAGCCCGCTACTCCATACAGTGGTGGCAGCAGATTTAGTCGAGCTCAAAATGAACAGACTATCAATGCAGAACACATTATGCATTTGAGTTTGACTGAAGGCTTGGACTTTAGCTGGCCGTTTGGCAACAGCGTACTTGAAAATGTTTTCAAAGTATTCAAACAAAAAGAATTGCTGGAAGATGCTATTCTTATCTATCGTGTACAAAGAGCTCCTGAACGCCGTATTTTCTACATTGATGTGGGAAATATGCCCAGCCACTTGGCCATGGCATTTGTGGAACGAGTTAAAAACGAAGTACACCAACGCCGTATTCCCACACAAACAGGTGGTGGTCAGAATATGATGGATGCCACATATAATCCATTGAGCACCAACGAAGATTACTTCTTTCCGCAAACTGCTGAAGGTCGTGGCAGTAAAGTTGACACACTGCCAGGCGGCAGCAATCTGGGCGAAATCACTGATTTGCACTTCTTTACCAACAAACTGTTCCGTGGCTTGCGTATTCCCAGCAGCTATTTGCCCACTGGACTAGACGACGGTACCAGCAATCCCAACGGATTCAGCGATGGCCGCGTGGGCACTGCACTGATTCAAGAATGGCGTTTTAATCAGTATTGTATGC